GGACTTCTATAAGCTGAGTTAATTATAAAAGGTATTCCAGCTATTTCTCTTGCTTCGTCTAATACAAATAAAAACTCTTTACTCATATTAGTTTCAATCTCTTTAAAATATTTACTCATTAATCAAAAATGTTTATTAGCTTCCAAACTGCACTACCAATAAAAGTTAATATTGTTACACTTACTGCAATCTTACCAGCAGTTACTTTTCCTTTTAATTCAATTTCATCTACTCTTTTTGAGACTTCTGCAACTTCATAAACTAAACCTTTTTTGTCTGTCTTTTCATCGTTTTCTAAGATGTCAGATATGCGTTGGTTAAATAGTTCTTGTTTATTAAAAAAGTTAGATAAATCAGCAGCTAGTCTAAATTGCATCTCTGCCATAGTTTTCTGTTCGTCTCTTATTTCTGATATTATTTCTTTTTGTGTCATTATTCAAAAGGATTTATTCCGTTATTCAATAAAACTTTTGCCCAATCTTCCTCATTGTCATAATAGTCAATTTGAATCCAATGTGTCTCCATACATTGACTAGGTAGAATAGAGTCATATGCTTTTATTTGTGTTCTATTGCTATCCCAACAGATAAACCAAGTTTCTGGAACTGGATAACAAACAATTGTATTTTTTAATTCTTTTAATTCAGCCATTTTTTTTATTTATATAGAACCACCATCTGTAATAGTCCAGTTAAAATTATTAATTAAAGATGTTCTAGCAGTTTCTGCTGCTCCACCACTTGTATATTGACTATTTCCAAAATTTATACTAATTGTAGGTGTATAACCACTTCCGTTGGGGTAAGTGCCTTGCAAGTTAGATTCCCAACCAATTAAAATAGCATCGTAATTTGAGGTTGAAAAAGTAATATTTTTAGCAAAGTTTGTAAAATTTGTTACGTTTGCAATATCCCAAGATGACAAGTTTTGGTCAAAAGATGTAGAGCCAAAAAATAAATTAGCCATATCAGTAACATTACTAACATTCCAAGAACTTAAATCTTCGTTGTAGTTTGGTTGGTTTCTTAACATACTATTAATAGTAGTTGCACTACTCATATCCCACGAACCTAATCCACTTACTGGAGTAGATGGTGCAGTTGCTCCAAAAATTAAAAAAGCATTGCTAAAATTTGTTACGTTTGCAATATCCCACGAAGATAAATTAGCAGAAAAAGATGAGCAATTTCTAAATGAACTATCAAAACTTGTAACATTTGCAAGATTTGGTGCATCCGTAAACGAACCAACTAAGTTTATGCATCCGTAAAAAGAACTTGCAAAATTTGACCAAACAATATTACCCCATTGTTTTATATCAATTATTTTATCTTTATCAACTCCGTTATTAATGTTAATTCTAGGAAAATCTCCACTTATACTTACATCATAATCTCCAGCACTTGCAAATGTTATTGCTTGACTTCCAGTAACTCCAGTGAAAGTTTGACCATCTGAGGTACTTATATCATAATTGTAGCCTCCACCGCTAGTTGGTATTGTGATTGTTTCATTTGTTGTGGTTGTTCTCCAAGTCGTGATAAAAGATGTACCATCTAAACCACCACCTTGTGCAAAATCATAATAACTACCACCCCATCCATTCTCTACTGGACTACCCCACCAACTAACTGGATATATTTCGTTTGCCATCTTTGTCTTTTATCTTTTTAAACAATATCTCCATCTTCTTAACATTGGAGTCTTTTGGTTTATAAATCTTTTTCTTCATACTACCCTAAAAATATACCTCCAGAGAAATTAGAATCTGTATCTGGACTCATCTGCTCATTTGTAGATGTATTATATTCTGGAAACAAATTGTTATTGTAATCCATATAATCTAAAAATCTTCTAGTATAAAAGTCAGCAGTCTCATTAACTTTACCCATTAAATGTACCAACTCATCTTTATCTATAGCTTGTTTGTTGTCTCCAATATGCTTATAGATACCACCATTACCAATATTATAAGAAGCAAATGGCAGGTAAGAACTTTGACTAAACCAAATCAACATAGGCTTTACATACTGATTAACTAAGTTTTTATAGTTAACATTAGCAGCATCATCAAGTGTGTTTGTTAGTATTAAGTCCTGTAGCTTGTCGTATAAGTTTCCACCTAAATAGTTTTGGATATGCAAATCTTGAGCAACCTCTACAAATTGTATTAGCTTATCATCATCTGTATTTCCAGATATAATAGACTTTCTTTTTAAGTCATTTAATGTTATAAATAATGCTTTAGTTGCCATATCTTATTTTTTATTTGTTGGATAAGCCCCTCTGTCTGGTCTATCAATCATTCTTTCAGTCATCTCACTTGGATTTTTAGGTTCTTTTAAACCTTTCTCGTAAGCTGAATTAGGGTCTGTTCTTTTATCTCCTTTTAACTTATAAACTCTAAGTTCCCAAAAGTGATGGCAGTTTTTACCTCCCTTAAATTTTAGCAAACTATAGTTCTGTCTGTTATGACCTAACTCACTATTTACACCTCTAAAAGACATCATATTAATATCTTCTTTTCTAAATACTATCTTTCTTTCTGTAAACGTTTCCATCTTCTTGCAGAAAGTTCTACTGTCTGGAGATTTTCTTACAGGCATATAAGCATATCTAACTTTATAGATTTTACTATCTTCTTTAGATGATTTATTGCTAGACTTAATTTCAGCCATTTTAACCTCACTTAACTCCTCAGCATACTTCTCAGTATGTATAACCTCCCAATCATCGCTTAAAACCTCTCCTAAGCCTTCTAACTGCTCTAGCATATCATCTCCTTCTTCATCAGAAAAGTCTGTTGGTTCTTCTTGAGAACTTAACTTCTCTCCTGTTTCTTCTTCTCGCTTAATCTTAGTAGATATGTTGTCTAGCTCTGTAAACTCAATAGGTTGTAAAGTAACAAAGTAAAGGTTTAGGTATATTCCATTTATAGCTAATATCTCACAGAAATCATCTAGTAAGTCTTTTTGAAAAGGTCTAACAACAAAGTTATCCATAAGTATAGATGCAGTTCTTAATTCCTCTGCATTGTTACCAAAACCTGTGTTGTCTTTAATACCTAATAAAATAGGAGATACAATTCCGTGTCCTAACATTATCTTCTCTCTACTCTCATCAGCTAAGAACTGATATTGTGCGTGAGCATCTGGTAAGTGTATAGGGTCTATAGTTGCAGAACTATCTTTGTCTTCGTTAAAAGCTATGATTGTTCTACCTGCATTGTTTGTTCCTCCAAACTTATCGTTTATCTTGCTTTCTATTATTTCTTGAGTCTCCTCTGGAGGGATACCATTATTAAAGTTAATAAATAAGCTAGGCTGTAAACCATTTTTTATATTGTTAATATGGTAGTTAGATACCTCTACCTCTAAATCACAGTACTGTAAACATCCGTGATAGTCACTAGGAGTATAATACCAAAATCCACTTTGATAAGGTTTAGATACAAATATCTCAGAAGTTTCTTTCTTGCTACCTTGACAAAAAGCAGGTATTCTTTTAGGCTTATCGCCTCTTTTGTACTCAGCCCAATTAGGATGATAGTACCAAGCTTTTATAATTCCATCTACAGCTTTCTCAGCTCTAAGCGTTTCTATTGGAAAGTGTAATGCTTTTAATACTTTCTTTTTTGTTTTGTTGTAAACAACTTGGATAGCAGCCATTCCTAACTCCTTTCTGTCGTTTACTATTCTTTTAATATCTTTAGGTTTAAATATTAATTGAGTCTCTGCCCATTCTACAGGCTTCTCTTTACTATCAGTACACTCTAAACCTCTACCGTAAATCATATCAGATATACCTTTGATACATCTTGAGTTAGTAGGACTACCTAAATTTAAGTCTATAAGTCTACCAAAGTGATTGTTGTCTTCTCCCCAGCTAACCCAATTATCTCCTTTTCTTTCTATAGCCTTAGGCATCTCATAGGTAGATAATTCAACGACACTAAAGTTCTTAGTATACGTCTTTGGTTTACTTACTGAATAATTCTTTTTAATATTTATTTTACCCATTATATTGTTATGTATTTATCATCGCCATCAGTATCGTTCTCTTCGTAATAGTCAGTACTTATAGTATGGTAGATGTCCGTGTCTGTTTGACTTGTAACGTATATCTTGTCTCTATACCATAAGTTAGCACCTCTAGTCATCTCTAAAACATAGGCTCTTTCAGCTATAAACTTATCTGAAGAAATAGTTATATCTATGTAGTCATTGTTGACTGATGCTGTAACATCTGAAATTGTTACTATGTTGCCTGTTCCGTCTTCTCTTATCGTAGCACTGATACCTGTTGTATCTAATGTTCTAGGTAAGATAGAAAAAGTTTGTGAGCTTGATGTTGGCAATAATCTAATCATAAACTTATAACGTATATTTACTTTTTTGTTTTTATTGCATCAGTTAAATATTTTTTTTTATTTTTTTTGTGTTTTATGCTTGGTATGTTGTTTTTATTTTATATATTTGTCTTGTAGTTGATTTTTTAACTACTCGGATTAATATTTTTTTTCATAACTAAGAGCTGCTTTATTGCAGCTCTTTTTTTAATATCCTAAACTTACATCATCAATTATATTTATATTATTTAGTTTTATCTTATTACAAATTTACTTTTTTGTTTTTATTACAAAAGAAAAGGTCTACCGAAGTAGACCTAAACTAAAAACATAAAGTAAACGTAAAACTATGCTTGAACTACAACAGTAAATCCTACAGTTGCAGGGTCAGAGTCTAAGAAGTTTGCAGGTCTTCTCTCCATACCAGTTAAAGTTAATGTATAACCACTAAGGTCATTCATTGCTTGTCCTGTTACGATAGTACCAGCAGTTACTTGACAGCCATTTTCAAATCCAGCTAAAAAGTAATTGTCATTTTGGTCTTGAATAATAACTCTTGGTCTACCATAAGAAAGTAATTTTAATTCTTTGTGGTCTTCAACAGTTAATTTTTTCAAAGTCAATTCAACTACTTGTTCGAAGGCAGTAGTTCCTGTTTCAGCACTAGACTGAATATTTTGCGTGAAAGAAGAAGCATCTCTTACTTCATACTTGTATACGTTTGGTGTTCCAGATACAGCATCAATAACGTCTGTATTAGTAGCATCAAATGTGTAACTAGCAGTAGTGGTATCTTCAAAATTCGATAAGTAGATAGCTTTTATACCTCCAACCGAATCTTTACATACTTCTTTTCTTCCTAATGTTAAATCACAAGCCATTTGTTGTATTGGTTTTTAATATCCCTCCCCATAAAAGAGGAGGGTTATTGTTAATAATTAGTTAATTAAGCTGGAGTGTAAAGAACGATGTCTGAACCAAATCCGTGTTGTACACCAGCAGTGAAACGCATTACGAATCTAACATTCTGACTTCCGTCTAAATCGCTCATATCTAGCACTTTAACTTCGTTGTGGTCAGATAATAATCCTGTTCCAAAGAAGATATTAGAAGCTTCAGCTAAGTACATATAGTTAGAGTCTAATCCGTTTGCTAAGAATACCTCTACTCCATCAAATAATAATGAGTTGATAGCTTGGTTATTTCCTTTTGCTTCGTAACCAGCAGCTCCTACTCCGTTAGCTCCAAATCCTCCTAAAGCTCTTACATAAGCTTTATAAACGTTTTGAGCAACGTATAATTTAACATCTGACTTTCCGTATAATGCAGAAGGCATAGCGTCTACCACTTTACCCATTTCAGCGATTACGTTAGCAGAAGTAACAGTAGTTCCTACTACATCGTTTACAGTTGCATCAGCAGTAGCTAAAGCTACTAATCCGTCAAATTCTCCAGCAGTTGCAGTAGCACCCATCCAGATATTTTTCTCATTCTTGTCAGCAATCTTAGCAATAATCTCAGCGATTAAAAACTCTTGGAAAGAAGGAGGTAGATTGTCAAATGCAGAATATCCCATAGATATTGCATCCCAATCATCTCTAAAATCAGTTTTACATAAGTTTAAGTTTACTTGAAATTCTTCTGGTTGTAAGATTTTCTCGTCTAAAGTAACAGTGTCAGTTGCAGCGAAATCACAGCTTCCATCAGCGATTAAGTCTGTGGTAGAAAGTCTTTTGATTACTTGCTTGAACTTTACATTAGGTTTAACAGTAATACCACCGTTTTCGATAGTATTTGCGGATAATAAAGCTGCTGAGATGTACCCTGCTGCTTTTTCTCCTGCGTAAGTTGTTGTAATTGAAGTTGTTGTTGCCATCTTTTTTTTTATTTATTAAATAGTTTGTTGTAGATTGAATCTTTCACAGTTCTACTTCTGCTTTGTGAATATAAATGTTGTTGTTTTTGCTCTACTTGAGCTTCTGGAGAATGTACTATTTCTTCTGCTTCAGCAGATAATTCAGTAACATCTTCCTTAATTTCTACTTCCTCTGATAACTCAGCAGGAACGTCTTTCTCCTCTGAAGGCGAAACGATTTCCATCATTTGACTAACAGAAGCTTTTAATGAATTTAACTCTTCGTATAAAGAATCGTATTTCTTTTTTAGTGATTCAAGGTCTGAATCTTCAGAAACAACTTCTTCTACAGGAGCTTCTTCGATAACTTCCTCAGCTTGTTCTACTTTTTCTTCAGCCAGTTCAACAACCTCTTCTACAGGTGTTTCAACTACTTGCTCTGAAGAAGTCTGTAAAACGCTCTTTAAAGCATCTACAATTTCTTTTGGACTTTTCATAAATTAAAATTTATTATTAATACTAACTAATACTAATAACTAGTAATGTAAATCTTGTTGTATTTTTGATTAGATGTTTCCTATTCCTTGATTAATCATTTTACCCTTACAACACTCTCTGCTATACTTACTTCCGTCTTTACATAGACATCCTCTTCGCTTGTTTTTTGGAGATGTTCTACTCCATTGTTGCTCTCTTTTTCTATTCATCTTTTAACTTATTTAGGATTTCATTTAATATTTCTAAAGCCTGTGAGTCTTCTTCAGATAGAGATAACTTTTCTAATTTGTTTATCGCCCATTCAACACCACTAGTTCCTCCCCAGCAATCCCACATAAGTCCACCACATCCTTCCGAATAAGGTACATCTTTATGCTGTTGATGTCTTTTAAATGATGCCATTCTAGATATTGTATCTCTAGTTAGTGGCTCTCTGTTAGCTAGTTGGTTTGCTCTTTGTTTTCCAACAGGAGTACCACAACTTCCCCATCCATTCTTTTTTACCCAAGCTAAAGCTCTTTTAGCATTGTTAGTTGCAGATTGTGGATAGTCACTATAGGACTTTAATTCTTGCTTCGCCAACTCTTGTTCTTTTTGACTAAAGAAACCTTCTATACTAAAACCAAGATACTTACCTTGTTTTACATCCTCCCATATCTCATCGTTATCAATCTTCATAACTACAGCCCAAGCACCTTCTGGAGCATCTAACTTGTATAGGTTAGTTTTATCCATATTAGGGTCTTCTACTATCCAAGACTCTATAAGTGACACTCCTTTTACTGCTAGTTCGTGTTCTATAGTAGCATTGTTGTTCTTTAGTCTTTTAAGGTAAAGTTCAGATGCCTTCTTAACAGTCTCTTTAGAGAACATTATCTTGTAAGCATAGTCTCCACTTTTTCTAAATATTTCCTTGTCTGGAACTAGAGCTAGTCCTACTACAATTCTTTTCTCGTCATCTACAGATTTGAACTCTACTTTGTGCCTACTTAAAGCTACAAAGTTTTCTTCTATTGCAGGACTTTCCACTAGAGAGATAGCTTCTATTCCATCCTCTAAATTGTTTTCGTCTATTATTAATTCTATAATGTCTAAATCTTCCATAATTATTATTTTAACCTATTGTTGCTGTATTAGATATACTTAAATCTAATTGTTGTTGACTTGTCATTTCTGATGAAACTACATACGCTTGTATTGGCTGACTTAATTGACCAGCTATTGATTGTGTTAATTGGTTTGATTGTGTGCTACCTGCTAAGTTGAAGTTAAACTCTCTACCTTCTCCACCACTACCTGCTCCACCTGCTGCTGCACCTATAGCACCTCCACTACCTGCTGAAGACTGAAACTTTTGTCTAGCTATTTGAGCTACCTGCAATAAACCACTAGCTATAGTTGCTGCCATAACGAAAGGTCTTGCTGGAACAGGTATTTCGTCAGCAGATAATACTTGAGAAGCAGCTAAGAATGTGTTTATAGTTGCATTAGCGATATTGGCTGCTTTATTTAACTTAAACCTTTTCTTCTCTATAGCTTCCTGCTTCTTTCTTAATTTTTCGTCATTTCTAGCTATCTGCAACTGTATTCTTTCTCTTTCATCTTTAGATAAGTTTTCGTTTAACAGTCTTTGATTAAGTTCATTATTTAAAGCGTTTGTTTTGTTTTGCTCTATAGTTAACTGTCTATCGTATTCTCCACTTAAAAAGCTAGTCATAGAAGACTGAAGCTCCATATATTTTTTAAGACCATCTTCTAAAGTAAATTCCTCTTTATCTTTTGTTTTAGGAACTTTAGCTCCCATCATTTCAGCTTCTTTAGCTAATTCTATTTTCCTAGCGTAATAAGCCTCCCATTTTCCAAGTAATATTGGAAAGTTAGTATCCATTTCATCAATTTCTTTTTTTGTTGTTTTATCAAAATCAGATAATTGTTGATTAGCTTGACTATTCGTCATTTTACCAATAGTAACTTGATAGTCTAAGAATAATTTTAACTTAGATTTATAAGCTTTAGCTTCCTGTTTAAATTCATCTAAATCTTCTGTGTTTTTTCTTCTTAAATCTTCTAAATGGTATTTTCTTTGTATGATTATTTTAGCAGCTTGACTTTTAGCATTTAATAATTCCGTCTTCTTTTCTAAGCTTCTTATTTGGTCTAAGTAGTCTTCAGCATCTTCATCAAAATCCTTAGGGTCTTTTATAGGTGTTATTTTTGTTTCGTTAGACTTCTTTAATTCAAGGTCAAGACTAGAATACATTTGAACTAAACCCCTAACTTCTTTTTGCTCCTCTCTAAGCTGACCTATCTTTGTTAAGTCAGCATTTTTTGTATCTTTAGATATTTTTAGCTTTTCTATTTGAATAGCGTTAGCTATTTCTTCAGCTTTTTCCAAAGCTTGTTTAAGTTTTAACTTATTTTGAAGAACTCTATTAACTTTCTCTTCAGCATCAAAAATACCCTTAAGGTTATCTATTTTTAATCCATCAAAATATTTAGGATATAATTCTATTAGCTTACTTAAAGCTCTATTTCTTCTTTCGTCTGAATTTAACTTATCAAGAGCTTCAACAGCTAAAGCCTTCATCATCTCCCTTTCTTTAGTTGTTGTCTGAATTACCTGTTGCCTTATTTTAATGTAGTCTTCATACTCATCAGTAAGCTTAGCTAATTCATCTCTTTGTTGCTGTAAAACACTAGTAGTCTCTTCTGTTTCTTTTTTAGCATCATCTTGTCTATTTGCAAAGTAATCGATTAAAGCAGTTACACCTTGAAATGCAACAAGAAGACCTGCTGGTCCAGCTAAGTTTTTGATTAGACTTCCTATAGCACCTCCAAAGCCTATAGATTTGCCTGTTACGTCATCAACCTGCTTAGACATAAAGAATAAGTTTGAAGCTAACTGTTGTAAGTTGTTGGCAACACCTCTAATACCATAAGGCATATCAGAAAGAACCCTTCCAAATTCCAGTGTAGCAGAAGTAGCTGCACCTGTTTGTAAGTTTGCATTTTTTAAAACATTTGCGTGTTTTATGGTTGCTTTGGTGTCTGTAGCTCTTAGTTCAGCATACTTAGCTCTTTCTAGCTGAAGCTTCTTTAGAGTTAATCTATACTCTTTAGTCCTACCGTCTAGAGATTCTATACTTTTCTCTAGCTTCTTTATGTTGGCATTAGCTTGTGCTTGTGCGACCTCTATTTTAAGTAATATTACTTTATCCGAATCTGCCATCTTATAATCTTCTTTGTTTTAGGTTGTACTTAAATTCTTTCCAGTTTGTAGTGGATTGATATTTTCCTTTAGCT